CGCGGCCAAGTCACCCCGGAGCAGCCCTTTCAGGTCGAATTTTACATCAATGCGCTCCGCTTCACCTTCAGGGAATAGCTTGCGCTCAATCTCGGTTTCAAATCGTTTGCACTCCGGGCGAAGTCCGTATTTAACGAACTGAATGTCCTGCTGTTCCGTGTTTGTGAATGTCGAGTGAGTGTGTTCTGCAAGAAGGGAAACAGGGACTTTCCAAATCCGGGATGCGTCCTGTATAGAAAATAATCGGGTTTGTATAGCCTGCGCCGCGTCGGGGCTGATGCCGATGGTTTTGTACTTTAGTCCGTGTTCGAGAATAGGAGTCCCGTGGTCCCCGGCTTCCGCTATCCGTTTGGCCACCCTTAAATAGCTGGCGTCGGAGAGTTCCCCGTCAGTTTCGATAACTCCCCGGAGCGCGCCCTTTTTGTTGAAATATTCAGCGGCGAATTGCTGACCGGCCAGCCCGATACCGATACTTTGGGCGTGGTATGTCACGGGGTCAATGCCTACAATCCCGTCTTTTGAGAATAACTTGACGTGGAGGATGTCGTCTGCGAGGTAAGTCCCTGCGGTTTTCCCTTCCGTCACTTTGTAAACGACGTCATACCCGCGGGTCATCACCATTACGGAACCGGGATGAACCGGGTGCAGGGCCTTTGGGAAGCCATTACCTGCCCATTCGATGACGGCGTAGGCGTTGCCCCACCCGGCGACACAGGATTCCATGTACTCCCAAAACACGAAATCGGTCATGTAGGAGTTTGGCCGGTGGTGAATAAGGGAATAAACGGGGTGCCTGGTCAATTCTTTCTTTCCCGTGGAGGTGCGCTCATATACGGCTTTTGGAAGGGAGGCCAGATTTTCGGCTTTGATGGAAATAGCGGCAAAGGCGCCGGTAAACGTAAGGGCCGTGTCGTGGTCAACCATTTGCCCGGCAGCGGTCATGCCACCATTGCGCGGAATGTACGAAGAAGCAGGCATTACCAGCAATCCGCGCGTTTTCGCGTAATCTATCAGGCGTTTTTCAATGAAAGCGGGTAACCTCATTGCGATATATTGGACCAATTATCGCAAAGGTAAAGATTATTTTGACGCCTGTCAATTTGTTAATAACAAACTTTTATGCAAAAGTCGAAAATAACTTTACTTTACCTGTCCCGATTATCTCTGAAACTCCTAAAACTCGCGTACCTCCGTTGTCCGAACTCCCGCTGATATTCAGACTCAAGCATCTCATATACCTGTTCATGGGTAATTCCGGGGTCCCTGATCCGCATATCCGCCAGGGTGGACCAAAACAGGGAAATGAATCCCTGCTTTGTCGTCATCTGGATAATTCGCGGCGGAACCATCAGACAATCTCCATCAGTTCGTTCACAACATCGACCCGGAGCCTGTTGACGTGCTTTAGGTCGTAGTATTCCCGGATATAGTCGAGCGCCTGATTACGGTATTTGTTGTAGCTGATCTGCTCCCGGAGCAGGAAGTCCAATTTCTCGCCGTAGTCCTGCGGATCCTTATATTTGATCGTCCCCGGTATAACATTCCATTCTTCCCAATCCGGCACAAGGCAAACCGCCCCGGAGAATGTCCCCTCTAAAGCCGCTATGTTGCTCTTGCAATGATTGAAAAAGTCGTTATATAGGGGGACCTGCATCACCCGCGGGCGGTATTCCTTCAGCCATTTGAAATACAAAACCGGATCTTCCGGCTTCCGGTATTTTTTATTGGGCAGATAAAACTCCCATGGGTTGTACCCGGCATAGACAAAGTTCCAATCTTTGTATTTGTCCTGCGCCTGAAGTATCTGGATTTCGTGAACCCTCAGATCCATACGGTGAGAGTCCCCACCACGCCACAAAACCGTTTTCTGCGTAGTGCCCTGCGCTGGTTCACCGATAAAATCAAATGGCAGGGCATTGGGTACAACCCGGACATTTTTGTTAAGCGGGCCATATAGCGTTTTTAAGGCCGCGGTGGACACCGTGATCACGTCGGCAAGTTTGGCTATCTCTGCGAGGTTCTGATGCACCTTCTCGTCGGAAAACGTGTCAAAAGCCCGGTTATTAGCCTGCGGAATCTCAAACAAATTATCGTCGTAGTCGATCCAAACCGGAATGTGCAGGTCTTTCAGAAATCTGGTCAACGGAAGCGAGGCATATGGCCTCTGCTGGAATACGATGTCGTACTGCGTAAGCGTAGACCACGTGAGGTTTCCGATCTTGCTTATGTCGTGGGTGTCGATGGTCAGGCCCGGCATTTTACGCATCAGGTCCCGGAATACACCGGCGGCCCTGTACCATGATGTAGTGTCGTCTTTCGTGATGGTTAATGCTAAAATTCTCATATTGATATATTTAGTTATTGTTTAATTGTTAATTCTTCCCCGGTGAGCACGAAGTATAGGTTTTGCAGTTGGTGAACGTATTGGGGGAGTGGGATATTTATGTCGCCGTCATATCCTCCAAAGGGTATGTCGCATTTAATAAAAAACACACACAATTCGCTTAGTTTTTCTGTACACCAGTTTGAATCGGCTCCTTTAAAAAAACCAAATTTCAGCAGCCATTCTTCTGTTAGCGGGATTGGGTGCAGTCCCTCTTCATTTGGGATGACCACCAGTCTTATTTCTTCTTTTGCAAACTCGACTAATAAATCATCCTTAGATATTCTCGAAACCTTCATCAGCAGACTGTTGTATCCAATGAAGTTCCCTATTCTTAATTCACTTGCTTTCATATTCGTATGGTTTTAAAAATTAAGGATTTTCAAATCTGAATCTTTGTATGGCTCCGGCTTCGCCCCGCTCATATATCCGCCGATGGCGTTGATAATCGCTGTCAAACCGTCTATTTTGTTCATTGATTTCGCCTTGTGCAGTTTGATATTGTCGTTTGCATCCGTCACAGCTACCGCGTTGCGGAACATCCACCGGAGTACAGGGTCATCCATCAGATCGACCTCCGCACTCTCCACAAGCCGCTGAAGTTCCCGCGTCGGCTCGCTCATGGTCTTAATCGACTGATTGAACTCATCCAAAATGTTATTCAACCCCGCCTTCTGAAGCCCCTGCACCGTCCCGTGGTATGCTTTTGCCGGGTCAAAGGCAATATTCCGACAGTTCACATCCCTTACAATCTCGGTGATCTTCTCCACCTGCGCGTCTATGTCGATAACATTCCCATCCGTCACGAAGATCCGGCCTTCTGCAGCCCATGTTTTGTAGTCCACGCGGTCGGCGTTTTCCTCCATCTTCGCCTCCGGAATCCAATAGTGCATTTTAACCGCCTTCAATTCCGGAAAATACAGGGCCAGCGCGTTTATGTCCACGTGGCTCGCAAGGTCCAAACCGGCGTAACAGGTTTGCCCAACCAGATCGGCGTCGGTGGTCCCGTGGCTGCACTTTCTTACCTTCTCGTCTTGAATCCAGACGGTCGGCGCGTCAACCCATTGATTAAGGTTCTTCGTTTTGAAATTGACCTCTTCAGACCCGCCCCGATTGAGCGCGGATTTAAATTCCTCTTCCAGATATTCTGCCGATATGCTTACACCAATGTTCGGATTGGACTTCGCCCATGTTTTCGGATCCTTCCAATCGTCCCCCTCGTCGGCGGAATAGATCATCACAAACGTATTTTCTTGCTTTTTGATCCCCAGAAGCACGTCGATATAAATCCTTCGCATCAGAAAACAGGGCGATGTTTTGTCAAACCCAGCAGTCGTAATCGTAAAGATCATAGGCTGTCGCCGCGCCCCGGTCGCAGACTTTAAGACGTTGTAAAGCATATCAGTTTTATGCGCGTGGTACTCATCCACGACGGCAAAGTGCGGGTTTAATCCGTCCAGTTTGTCGCTGTCAGCCGCCAGGGGTTCCATTTTTGACAGTGTGCTTTCCATCGTCAACGCCGACTGAAACCGCGCGATCTTATTCGATAGCGCAGGGCTTTTGCCTACCATGTTCCGGGCCTCCGTCCAGCATATTTTAGCCTGATCCCTTTTGGTTGCGGCCGTGTAAATCTCGGCACCGTCCTCTCCGTCCAGGACCATCATATACAGGGAGAGGGCCGCGGCGAACGTGGTTTTTCCGTTTTTTCGGGCCACCTCCACGTAAGCATACCGGAACCGGCGGGATCCGTCCAGACGTTTCCAACCAAACAGCACCCAAACGATAAACATCTGCCATGGTTCCAGCTCGAATCTCTTCCCGGAAAACTCCCCCTTTGAGTGTTTAAGGATCGAAAAAAATGAAATACAGCGCATGGCGGCCACTTCATCAAACCGGATCTTCAGTTTATCCGCGTTTTCAAGGTCCGCCAAATGCCTCTCGACGGCCAACCTCTCCAATTTTCCGCAGATACGCCGACCGGAAAGCACGTCATTGATGTACTTTTTTACCTTTTTGCGCTGTATTTTGGTGCCTTCCGTCATTTGAAAGTGTCCATCAGGGCCTGCAATTCATCCTTCGGTTCCTCTTTTCGTGCGAATTTTAACGACGATACCGGCGTAAAACCGTACTCCGCAGCCTGCCGCATTATTGCCGGTTGCAATTTGTTGAAAAGATTCACGTATGGGTTTTCAATAAAACCGATTACGTTCCCATTCTCATCGAACCGTTCCTTAAACAAACCTTTTTGCATCTCATCCAAACAGGTGAATGCCAAATCTATGTTTGACGAATACACGGCAAGAGGGAGAATATTGGCGTCGGTAAGAATCTCCCATTTGATCAGATAGTTTGCCATCTGCTTGAATATGTCCTGCGCCCTCTGCGTTTTCAGGACCGACAAATCCACGTGGTCAATAGTGGTAAGCTTTTCACCGGGCGGATCCCCCTGCATCCGTTCGGGGCGTTTCTCCCCACGGAGCTTTTTAACTTTGTCTGGTAATAATTTTCTTCCTTTAGCCATAACTAAAACTTTAGTTCAAATAACCCAATTTTGGAAAAATAAGAAGAGGGTTGAGGTGCGGTCTCACTCCGTTTTCAAAAAGAGATTATCACCCCCATACACGTATCTAACTGATTATCATTTTGTTTTATTTAAGAGATGTTTATCTTTATTCCCCTTTGCATTGTTGCACGCTTTACATAGCGCCTGCCAGTTCGACCTATCCCAGAAGTCAACAATCGGCGGAGGGAGTATGTGGTCAGTCACCTGTGATGGAGTAATGATCCCTCTCCGTTTGCACTCTTCGCACAACGGATGATCACGGCGGAAGGTGGAAGACTCTCTGGTCCATCTAGCCGTCTTATAGTACTCCCGGAGCCTTCCCCGCGCCTCCTGACCTTTGGGCCGTGGTGCTGACTGCCATGCGTAGGTCCTTACTCTTGATCCCGGTTTATTTGGCATTGATCAGGTCTTTAATGAGGTTTAATGTCTTTGCACTCAGTAAGTCGTCAGGTGTTACCCTGATAACCCGGTAGCCTAATCGTGTGGCCTCGTTATACTTCTCCATGTCAGCGACAAACCCAGCGCCCCTGGTGTGTCGGCCCAGTGTCCATGCACCGCCCTCGACCTCCACGATGATCTTATCCGTGACCGGGTTAATGCAGTAGTCTGCCCTCCACCTTCTGACCGGATGGAATCGGAACTCAGTCATACAGACGGCGCCTAAGTTCTGCCGGATGAATGTTATGAATATGTTGCTGGTTGTGTTCTGTTTCATCGCGTGTTACCTGAGTCGGGGATAAGTTCTAACCCGGAGATTCCGTATTCCGCCGTAAATTGATCAATGTGAGGTATGATTGCGGTGTTCAGTGCTTCAAAACCGAGATCTTCAGATGCACGGATCATAAAACCGGTCCATGCCAGCGGTGTTTTTAGGTAGTATCGGTTGAACCCTGTTCTGTTGATCAGATCGAGCCGGTATGTTGAAATAACAGCAGGCTCGCAATCGTGGTAAAGGATCATCCCGAATTTATCCCTTAGTTCATTGATAGAAATTACCCGTGTCGATGCGTCCTGATCAGAAAACAGCAGTTTACTTGGATCGTCTGGAATTGAAATATTCTGATAATATTCAGCAGCGGCGGCAATCTCCCCGGGCGTCAACTCATCGTAAAGAGTGCCCCGTTTTATTCGTCCGATGTCGTGGCGGATGATTTCGGCGTTTGGATATTTTTCTGAAATACGTTCAATCCATTCCGGATCAGACTCGACGCCGAGGTAATCAAATTCTTTGTTTTGAAATAGCGGCGTGGAAAAATCACCGATCCCCAGTTCAAGGACAAACGACGGACGGTAAACGTCAATCACGGCCAAAACCAACGGGCGATGTGAAGCCCAGATCCAATTAGATTCAATTTTCATAAGTCAAAAGCGTTTTTAAAGTGGCAAACTCCGTAGGTTGCAAAATCGGCCTTTAGATGAGGGTAATCCTTCATGCTCTCAACGGCAGCAAAGTCGTGTCCGTAACCGTCGCCCCATCGGATCGGCACCGTTACCCGGTGTGCTATGTTGGACGTTCCAATATTGCCGTATTTGATACTTGTGTTCCTGATGGTTTTATCTTCCATCAAAGTATCGTTAAAATAGATCCAATCCACGGCTGGAGTAAAGGCGTCTGAGATGTTCTGTAAGTGACATGGGAGAAAAATGTCGTCTGAATCCAGGTAGGTGATAACATCAGGGGAATAAAGTTCTTTGGCTTTTTTAATACCGGTCATTCGCACCTCCCCGGAGAAAAGCTGTTGTTTCGGGATTAAAATAGGATTGATATGGTCAAAAATCGAAAACTTGTATAACTGACTTATGGTTTCTTTGCACCCGTCAGCAACCACGATGAGGCACTTCTCTTTGTATTCCTGATCCAGAAACGACTGGATGGCGCGGGTCAGTTTTTCCGGTCTGTTCTTAGCGGCCCCCGGATAATCGCCCAAATATGATGGCATGATAACTGCTATTTTCATGGTTAAAAAGGTATTTCGTTACGATTTGGGCTTCTTGATCGCCACGCTGAAATAATCGGTTCCCTTCTGTGACGTGCGCGACCACATGGCCAATTCATAGATCTGGCCATCTACATTTACCTCCCCCTTATAGTCTGGGTGCTTTTCCGACTCCTTTTTGTTGTTCTTAAATAGAACTCCCGTGTTAATTTTATTGTCGCTCATATCGTTAAAATTTATTTTCTAAATGAATCGCCTTTGAACAAAACAGGCGTGCAGATAGCCCGGAGCCGGTCGCGGGTGCGGATGCCGTATTTGTTTTCAATCTCATCCGGAGCAAGGTTTGTCGTAATGATCAGGATGTTTTCCTTTTGCTCTGCGCGGTCAACAATCTCCGGGAAAATCCACCTGCGTTCACCGTATTTAACAAACTGTTCCTCTGTACCGACATCATCTAAAACCACAATTCTGCGGGTCAGAATGAAATCCGCATTGTCATTAATCTCCGTGGCATGATAACACCGAACAATCTTACCCATCGCGTAATCAAAAAATAGCGGGAGAATGTTTTTTGCTATCATCGTTTTTCCGCGCCCGTTTGTTCCTATTATCAACAATCCGCGCCCGTTATTTGATTTCATCCAATCAATTATCTTATCATATTCAGGCAAATGCTTCATCTCTAACGATTCCTCCGCTTTTGAGAAAAATTCACCTGCGGATTGAATGTTCCAATTGATGCGATCAGATTTAAAAAAACCTCCATCTGTGTATTTTTTTATGTAATCTGAAATTTCCATGTCAGAGGTTTATTTCGTCAATGTTTTCAAAATTTGAAACATACCGCGTGTCTCCAGGTAATATTTCGTTTTTCTGCTTTCCGTTCGTGGATTGTTTTAATGGGAATAATCCATCCCAATTATTAGCAATTGATGTTTCAATGATTTTTTTTGCGTTATCAAAATTGTTATCTGAAATTTCGATCAGGTGTTTTATCATCTGTTTTGTTGAATCTGCCGTTTTATATGATTGCCTTTTTTTCTTTTTGTAATCAATCCACAAATTTAAAATTTCAACATACCTATTTTCTATTTTCAATTCAATAAGAATATCTTTAATTACAATTGCATTTTCAATTACTAAATGCTTAAGCAACCCTTCAAGGCTCGCTTTAAGGCTCGCTTTGTTTGTTAAGTCAAATTTTTCAATCTCTTTTAATAATTCATCGTTTGGTTTATCTTCATATAATTTTCTGATTTCCAGATATTTTTTTGCATTTAATACTTCTTTTGCCTTTTTGTAAAACTGCCCGATTTTACCGTTTTGGCTCTGTTTTAATGAGTATATATTCCGCTCATCAATTACGATCTGTAAACGTTCATTTATCCATCCTTCATGGGTGGCTTTAAACTTGGCTTCAAGGGTTGCTATAAGGGTTGCTTCATCTATGCCGGAGCAATATTGTTTCATACGCCTAATATCATTTGGGATCGGGCCGTTTTGATGTTGGTAAATCATCAGGTCAATGTAACACGCCCTTTCTTCCGGCAACATGGTTCGTGTACCCTCATAAAAATCTTTTGAGTAAAAAAGAAATGCAGGATCTTTCATGTCTTTGGAGTATTTAAAAAGGCGGTCACCGCTATAAATCCACGATCAAGGGAAGGCCGGACTTTCACCGGTTTGCCGCCGTTTATTGAGTGAATATTTTGGCTGAAAATCATATCGCGAAATTTATAGCATTCCAAAGATAAGCAAAATTAATCAAAATCAAATAATATTTATCGCTTGTCGTAAAATTTTTTGATTTCTCCGACGGCGGCCAGCACCCTCTGCGCCCGCGCTTTGAAAAGTTTATCGTTGCAAAGCAGAACCTCCACCTGGCGGACTGACCATAATGCTGTAGCATGATTCAATCCGAAATCATTGGCGGACTGGTGCAGGGAGAGGTTGAATATTTTCCGTCTGACATACATGGCCATCTGACGCGCCTCGACAATATGACGCAACCGAGTGCGCCGGTGAAGGTCATCGTATGTTACACAAAATTCATGGCAAATAATATCATCGGCTCGTTTCAAAACGTCGTTCACCGGGTTTGTGATTTCCGCCAATGCTTTCTTATATCCATCCTTTAAACCGGCCTTGTACCCGTCATTATATGCCGTTCCTGGGTCGTAAGTCATTTTGTTTCCCTCCTATTGTGTTTATATCTCTGTTTTGGTGTTATAAGCGTATTGCGTTTACATATCGTTAGCCGCAATTATTAACGACAGTAACCTCTGGAATAATTTTGACAAGTGGCATAACAGCTTCTATAATAAATATTTTTTTACCGTTCTTTAAAGCCCATTTTTTCATAGTCGCAAAATCTTCTGATTTATTAGCTTCAAAGTTTGCTGCTGACATAATCTCACCATCAAACTTTGCAATACTGCCACTTAGTCTATCTGGATTATTTTCATACAATACCAAATAACTGCGGCTAACATCGGTTTGCTGTCCATTTGGGCTGACAGTCATAGCCTCATCTTTTGTACTCATTTTGAACTTTTATTTAAGTGTTGAACATTTGTAATTCTAATTCCCAAACGGCAGCAAGCCTTTGCCGTTATAGGCAAGCACTACATTTCGTTTCCAAAGAGAGTTTGCTGTTCAAAATTTTTATTAAAATCTGCCACCCTCTTTAAAATAATATCGTAATACTTTCGTTCTTTTTCCATTACTATAAATTGTCTATTGGTTTTCAAACAAGCAATAGCAGTTGTTCCGCTTCCTGCTGTGTTATCTAATACCAAATCATTTTCATTTGTAAATGTTCTTATCATTTTTTCAAAAAGTTCAACGGGTTTTTGTGTCGGATGCAGCCCTCTATCCCTACTTGTTATTTCAATTACACTTCCTTCAAAAACCCATTCTTTTTCCCCATCGCCAGCAGTCATTTTTGTATTTCCAAATACACCTCTTTGTTCGTATTCTGCCTTTGCGTTTTTCCTAAAATTGCCTTCTGCTCTTTTTTTTGTTTCAGGATTAAAAGTTGGTTGCGTTTTGTAAAATACACAAATGTTTTCGTGGTATTTTAATATTTGTTTTTTCGCTAATAATGGATTTGAAGGGATGTTCTTTTTGAAAATAACTTCATATTTAAACAACTTAGGATTGCTCATAATTAAAGCACTTGTAAAAGGTTGCGAAGCTGTCAGCACTATTGCACCATTTGTTTTTATAATCCTTTCATATTGCTCCCATAGTTTATCAAATGGAATTATCGTATCCCATTTGCAAGCAGTTGTGCCATACGGCAAATCACAAAGTATCATATCAATACTTCCGTTTGGAATATCCTTCATAAGTTCCAAACAATCTCCTAATAATATTTCTTTTTTACCCTCGCTCATTTTAATAAAAATTTTGTTTCGTGTTCCAATTTAAGTTTATCGTTTA